ACAGATTGTTTATCAGATTTTACAGATTCTTTATCAGATTTCACAGATTGTTTATCAGATTCATATGAATATGATTTATTTAAATTTTTATTATCTTTTATAAATATAAACCACATATTCATAAATGAATATATTTTTTCATCTTCTGACATACTTTTAATACTATTTATAAAATTCATATTATATGTATTAACTTCAATATTACTTAATCGTTCAAAACTTTTATCAAAATTTTCACATGAATTATTTAAATTTAATTTATCTAATTCATTTTTATTTAATAATTGAATTCCATATTTTGCAAATTTTGATACTAATATATCAAAATTTACTACATATTCTTTAAAAACTTTACCAATACTCTCCATATATACTTCAATACTATCACCAAAATTTATAATATTATCATTTTTATATAATTTTTTTATATTCCATAATACTCTATCATTTTTTTTACCCGTTATACTTTCATTATAATTTACTTCTAATAATTTACTTTTAAGAGTTTTACCATTAATACATGTTCCAATAAAATATCCACCATTTTTAAGATGTTTATCAATATTCCAAATTAAATTATCTAATTTATTTTCTGTTTCAAAGAAGTAATGAATCGAGAATTGACAACTTACTATATCAAAACCTTCATTTACAAAATTATAATATCTATTTAAATTCTGATTATTTGTAATTCCCCATAATACTTGATTAACTAATTTATTATCTTTATCTTCTATTGATTCGAAATATTCCTCTGTAAATCTTTTAGATGAATCTAATGTTGTAAATATATATGTTTTTTCTTTTCTATCAAATGTAATACTAGAATTACTTTTTTTATTAAAATTAATTAATCTTGCATATGCACCATCTACTGGATTTTCAATATTATCATTTGATATGTCAACACCAAGTACTTTATTTAATCCTATTTCAATCCATTTTGGTATATCTCCACCTTTACCACATGAAACATCGAATAAACTTTTTTTACCTTTAAATCTTTGAAATAATACCTGATTTTTTATATAATAATTATGAAAATCTAACATGGGTTTCGATGCAAATTTATCTCTTGTAGTATTTCTATAATAATATACATCATCTTCAATAATATTTTTTTTATCTATTTTAACTTTTCCTGTTATCAAATCTTCAGTAACTGGATAACATATAGTTTTCCAAATATTCATTGCTGTTGCATAATCATTAGCAGTACCAGATAGTCTAGATAATTTATATAACTCAGTTTTATCATATCTAACACGTAATGGTATCCATCTAAATGGATAAATTAAATTTTCATCGTTATTATATGAAAATTCTACAATACTTTCATTTACTATTTCATCACCATTTTTACAATATATTTTATCATTAAATATTTCTACATAGGATTGTGCAAATGTTTCATTATTATTTACATTTTCAGGTATAAATTTTTTTTTTATATAAATTGTATTTGTTTCTATTTTATTTTCTAAATAAGATATTGGTTTTATAAATTCCCAATTTGCAGGATTATAACCTACATAAATATCTAGAACTTTATAATATGTTTTATCAATTATAGTTTCATTATTCTTTTGTATATTTACTAAAAAATCTATTGTATTATCATGTGGTGGTTTCCATTTAAATACTTTATTCCAAGTTCCAATTAAATTAGGTGAATCATTTTTATATGAACCACCGACAGAATAATATTTTGGTGTAAAAATTAAACCATCAATATTATAATTATATTTATGTAATATATTATTATTTAATATTTCTTGACAATTTTTAAATATATCTTCGCTATACTTAAAATCTTTAACAAAAATTTCGATATTTTTATTTTTAAAATTATTTTTAATTTTATTTATTAATGATTGCATAGTTTCTAATCTCGAAAAATCTTTTGATGATTCTATATCATTTATTAAAGGTAAAGTAGTTAAATTTTTTCCATTTAACCAATAAATATCGAACACAGCAAATATTTTTACAAAATTATTTAAAATATCTTTTGTAATAAATTCGCCATCAAGTAATGTATTAGTAATACCTTCTAATTTAACACCAGTATATTTAATATCTAATCTACTATTAATAAAATAACATTTATTATTAGAATCAATATATAATAGAATACGTTCTCCATCTGCTTTATCAGTAACGGTATAATCTTTTGCTATTGTTATAATACCTAAATCATAATCAATAATATTTTTTTGTTCTAAAGTAATAGGTTGTGGACCAGAAAATAATTTTTTTGGTGTATTAATATTTTTTGAAATATAAAAACTTTTAAAATCAACTAATTTAAAATAATTTTGTAAAACTGTATTTTTTTGTTGTTGTGTTAATAAATAATCATCATTATTTAAAATTGCATATATTTTTATTAATGTTTCAATAAATAATTTAGATTGATTAATTTTATTAGATCTTTCTATCATTTCAACTTCTATCTCATATTCATCTGGTGATGACATTACATTTGATTTTATAAAAGTCTTACTTTTATTATATGCAGATTTAACAATTGTTAAATCATATCTAAATGATTTTGATGTATCAATATATGAAAATCTTTTCTTATATCTAAAAGTTTTATCTAAATTTGCAATATTTTTTAAAATATTTATTTTATCATTTTCATTTACAGGAACTTCATTTTTAATATCAATTTTAAAATTAAAAGAATCAAAAAATAATGGTTTTTTAACATATTTTTTTGTAATTATAATAGAATTAGTTGGAATAATATAGTTTTTGCAATACTCTGAAATTGATTCTAAGCCATTTATTGATATTCTATAGTTATTTTCATTATAATTTACAAAAATATCAAGAATATCTTCAATAGTCTCATTTTCATTAATTGAACGAATATATTTTAAAATATTACTGAATTCAATTATTGTTGGTTTTTTAGTATATTTTGCTTCAAGTTCATAACTATCATTTTTATTAAATAATTCAGTGAAATTATCTACATATTTCAAGAAAGTTCTATTTATCTCTATTTCCATTATTTATATAATAATATATATATAATTATTGTTTATATTCTTCCAATTTTGTTTTTATAATATTTTTTAATTCATTTTTTAAAAGTAGCTTATTTTTATTTTCTTCAACTTTAAATAAAGGAATATTTAAATTCTCTGCAATGGTTTTAATATCATTTAATAATAAACTATTCAATTTTTTTAATATATTATTATTAATATAATTATGTATATGTCTATTATACACTTCTTCTTTAGTAATTAATGAATTATCAAATATATAAACATTATTATTTTTATTAAAACATAAATAATTATCGTAATTACCATATATTTTATATTTATCTACTATAATTGTTTTTTTTAACATATCTGATATATAATAACATATATCAAAATCATTATTATCTAATGTTTCAATAAGACTTTTTGTAGTTTTTTTCATTTTTATAAGAGTTAAATTTTTTACAATTAGAATTTTAAATTCATTTAATTTTTGTAATTTTGAATCCATATTTAAAAGTGATATACCTTGATCAATATATTCAATTATTGATATTAATAAACTGTCAAATTCATTAGGTACTTGTGGATTTTGTGGATTTTGTGGATTTTGTGGATTTTGTGGATTTTTAGGTGGCAATACATGAGCATGATATTCATTTTGTAATACTTGTTGATCTTTGAATATTTTTTGGTCTTTAATTGGTTTTTTATTATTATTAAATTGTTTATTTGAATTATTATTTTTATAAATTTCAATAATATTTTCAATATTATTAAATAAATTATCTTCTTCAATATATTTATTAGTTTCTTCAAAAATATTTGTATTTAATATGGTATTAACTTTATTATTTCCAATATTAGCAAGTATAAATTCCATAATGATAATCACGTATGTCAACTTTAAATAATTATAAAATGAAACTTTTAAGTAATTAAATAATTATCATATTCTAAATTAGTTGTATATTCAAGTTCAATTTTTTTTTCATTAGAAATTTTTTTCGAGAATTTCTTCTTTGCATTATTAAATTTTATATTTACTTTTTTTTTACAAATTTTATCTTTATCATTTATAAGTTTTTCAATATAATTTACAATTTTTTGTATTGATTTAGTATTTGTAATAATATTATTCCAATTTTCTTTTTCATTTTTTTCTAAATTATAATCACTATCTTTTTTATGCATATTATCAAAATTAATATTAATAATATTATTGTAATTATTATTAATTTTACATTCATTTATTTTTTTATCATAATCATCTAAATTTTTCTTATTTTCTATACAATAATTAACAAAATTATCTATTTCATTACAAATTATATCATTTAAATTTGATAAATTAAAAAAAACACCATTTTTATTTTTTGAAAAATGAATTTGATTACATTTATGAATTTCATTGTATTTTTTTATAATTTTAAATATTTCTTCATGTTCTGTTTTACTTAAAAAATTTATTTTATCAAATAATATTTTTTTTTGTTTATTTGTATAAATATTATTCATTTAATTTATATAAAAATATCTTATTATTACTCTTTAAATAATATAATTTAAATATTTTTTATAAATTATAAAAAATACTTAAATTTATTCATCTATTATTAAATCCTCTTCTTCTGAAGCAATTGAAGATAATTCATCATCAATTTCATCAATTTCTTGATCTTCTTCACTAAAGAAATTTTCATCATCTGAAAAGAATTCACTACCTCCATGTTTTTCATCATCTTCATCCTCAATATCTTTTTCATCATCTTCATCTTTTTCTAATTCATTATCATCATCATCTTCAGAATTTGAATTAACATCATAGACTTCTTCATTATCATCTTCTAAATTCTCTTCTTCATTTATTTTAATAGAGTTTGTATCTTTAATCGAAGAATCTTTTACAACGCGGCCAATTCCTAACATTTTCTTTTCACCTAATTCAAATTTTTTTCCTATCAATTCAATCTTAATTTCATTTCCAATTTTTAATGTTTCTAAATCAATATCTGATTGAATATTTACACTATTTTTTGCAATAATAATTTCTAATATATAAATTGTTTTATTATCTATATTGTATCCTGCTTCTGCTAATATACCAAATCTATTAATATTTGAAATAGTAGCATTTATAATACTACCAATAACAGGATTACATATATCAGCATAAAAATACACTGTATATATAATATGTCCACTTAATGTTGATAATTCTAATAATCCTGGTGTAATTTTATAAATTTCAATTGAATCGTGTTTAACATATCCATGCTTTGTACAAATACCTTCAACTTTCTTTTTTAATCTATGTTTTATTTCATTTTTAAAATAATTATTAACATATTTAGGTTCTAATTTAATAATTTCTTTACATAAAGTTCTATTAAATATATCCATTTATTAAATACAAACAAAAATACTCTTTAAATAAATAAGTTTTATTTAAATTCAAATTTTTTATTATATTTTAATAAAAAATATATTAGATTAACATTTTTAAAATAAAAAAAATCATTATATAAAATGAGGTCTCTGAAATTTATTTGAATTTAAATATCTTGATAATATTTCGAATATATAACATAAATTTATTTTAGTTGCTTTTTTTATTAATGTTTCTTCTGTTATAAAATTAGGAAATACACGATTTATCGTTTCTATTAAATTATTATTTGTAAAATTAGAATTTAAATGACAAACAAAACCATTTGATTTTTCATTCAATCTTACTTTAAATTGTATCATATCATCTTTTATATATATATATGAATTTGTATTTTTTTTTAATGATTCTTCTTTATATTTTTTAATTTGTGTATAATATTCATCTATATTTGATAAATCTATTGGATTACATTGTTTAAATGAATTGTTTTTTAAACAATAAAATTCATTTGTAAAATAATTATAATAATATTTAATTGTATTATCTACTTTCTTAATAATTAAAGCATTATTTAAACTTTCTAAACAATTTTTTTCTATATCAGATTCTAATTTAGATTTTACAAGTTTTTCAATTAATTCTATGAATTCTTCTTTATTTAATCTATCTATTATACTATCTATTATATATTGTTTAATATTATTTATCATTTCATGAATTTTATCGTAAATTGTTTGTATTTTAGTAGATATTATAGTTGGTATATTATCAGTATCTATTATATTTTTAATTAGAATATCAACATTATTATCTTGTAATATATTTGATAATTCTAATTTATCTTTTGTATTGAAATTACGAATATAATAATCTATTATATATTCATATATTATCTTACTATTTTTATTATATTCCAAATTTATTTTATCAATTATATCAGTATATTTTTTTGATTTAATTTTATTTATTGTTTCATTATGGATAACTACTGATTTTTCAGGTTTATCTAAATTTTTAGATAAAACATTTAATGGTAAATATTTTTTATTATAAACTTCATTTTCACGTTCTTCGATTGTCATTCTAATATCGCTATACTGTAAATTTTGGAAAATATATTTATCACTAATATAAATTAGATATCCCTTTTTATTATTATTATTAACATTATATTTATTAATTACCATATCATCTAGAGCATTTGATAGTATATATTTATCAATTTGATAAGAATCTAGTAATTTTTTATATATTTGTTCATATGTATAGTTAGTTTTTGTTTTATATAAATTTGATATATATTTTTTATATAAATTAATATCATCTACAACAAATTTATTATTAAAAGTTGACTCATCTAATACAAAGTTTTTTGATGTATCAATATTTGGATTACATTTACTTATACACTTATTAAAACCACATATAAAACTATAATCTCTATCACCAATTTTATATGATTTAATAAGTTTACCTTGAGATGTTTCAATGTCAAAAGATATATTTAATTTATTTATATCATAAATTAAGCTTTCTTTATTTAAATTACAATCTATTGAATTTTCTTTAAGAATTTGTTCTATTTCTATTATTTTTTTTTGTTTAGTTTCTGCTAATCTATATGTTCGTAAATCTATACTTTCTTCATTATTATCATATATACAAGCATGAAACATTATGGTAACATTACGCATAGATTTTGGTAAATCTAAATGTGAACAATACCGTACACCTCTCCCTATAATTTGTTCAGCTCTATTTAAATTAAACCATGGTTCTAATAAATGTATTTCACGAATACGTTTAAAATCTATACCTTCAGTTCCCACTTTTGAAACTATTATAACCTTTATTATTTCACCATTTGAATTATTTTCACTTTTACATATATCAATTTCTTTATCATTATTGGGTGATAATTCTTTTTTTCTAGATATTATAATATATTTAGGTTTTTTCCCATTAAATTTATCATCAACATCTATATTATTAGCTATATTATTATTATTATATTTAGATATACCAATATGTTCTAGAGCAATCGCTAGAGGTTTAATACCTGAATCATAGTATCTTGAATATATAAATACAATACCTTTACTATTTATTATATAATCTATTATTTTTTTTATTTTTGGTGAATATTTTTCAATATTATTATAATTTAAAAATTGATTATTATTATCTTTGTATGTAAATTTATTTCTATTCATATTAAAACATGAATTAAATCCTTCAGATCCATAACTATAATCATTTAATGATATTGGATATACTATATTAGATATTTGCATACTTTTTTGCAAATCATTTGTAATTGCATTATCATCATCAAATTCTTCTTCTTTTTCACTTATATCTATATTATTTTTTATTTTATCATATAAATTTTTTTGATAATTACTCATTTCAGATGTAATAATTTCTAAATATTTAATTTGATCTTCTTTATTAATTACATTTCTATATAAATCATATTTTGGATATTTCTTTAATAAATTAATATCATCATTAATACTAGGAAATAATCTAAATGGAAAAGAAAAAGGATTTTCTCCTCTCATATAAGAAATATATCCTCTTGATACTTTTATTAATATTTTTTTACCTTTATCAGTTAAATTACCATCTATATCAAATATCATTTTTCTTGTTAATTCGGGTTTTTTATCATTTGCTAATAATAAATTTAAAGTCCATACAATTTCATGTGCATTATTAAACATAGGTGTAGCTGTTAATAAAACTAATTTAACATTATGCACATAATTAAATAATTCTTTAAATGCTTTAGATATTTGTTTATTTCCACCAGTTTCAGATGGATTACGCAAATTATGTGCTTCATCTACTATAATTAATCTATCTGAAAATATCTCAGATAATTTTTCATTTGTTTTTCTTTCTATTTTATCTTGATTTGATTCAATTAATGATATTTTTTCTTTAACATTATTAATTAATATAGCTAATTCCTTATAACCAATAAATTGGTATTTATCATTAATTAATTTATTAACACGTTTTTCTAATAATTCACTATCTATATTTTTTTTATCTAATAACATATCAGGATATTTAGTTCCTGTACATAAATTTGCTTCATTTGTTTTAATATTATATTTTGAAATATTAAAAATCTGTTTTTTAAAATTATCAACTAATGTTGATGATAAAATGACCAAAACCTTTTTATTATATATTTCTTGATATTGTTCAGCAATACTAATAGCTGTACAACTTTTACCAACACCAACATTATGATATAATAATAAACTATTATATGATGTATATGGAGACATAAAATTTTTTATAAATTTTTGATTTTGTGTTAATTTAAAATTTTCACTAGAACATAATTCTTTACTAGTTTCATCAAAATCAGGTTCTTTATTTAAACTTTTATTATTAAATTCTTTCTTTAAAAATATTTTTTTATTAAAATCTCTATCATTATAATCTGGATAAGGTATATATTTTTTTATATTATATTTAAAATAATCTTTATTATTAAAAAATTTTAATATTTTTTTTCTTTCAAAATTAAATTCTTCATGTCCTTTATTTCTATAAATATTTAATAAATTATTATATTTATCTTCTATATCTTCTTCAGAATAATTTATATCTTTTCCACTATTAATTGATATATTATCAATTGATCTACTAGTACTTGATTCATATGATAAATTACTATTTCTTGATTTATTTTGTAATATTTCTTCATTGCTTGAAATTGATAATTTTTTTATTATTTTTTTTTGTTTTTCTTCATTTAAATCATTAACTCTTATTACATTATTATCATCTAATTTAATTTCACCTTTATTATGTTTATCAATTAAATTCCTTGCAACATCTCCATCAATTTGAACACATCTATTAGTTATTGGATTTTTAATTTTAGTTGAATCACAATTTAATAATGGATAAGACTTATTTTCTGTTTGTGGTCCAGAATCACCTTTTTCATATTTAATACTATTAACTCTAACTAGTGGTTTAGGTACATTACTAGGTGGTTTAGGTACATTACTAGGTGGTTTAGGTACATTACTAGGTGGTTTAGGTAAATCTGCAGGTGAACAACCAGGAATATTACTTTTAGTCCATTTACATTTATCAGAATTAATACAATCTTGTTTTTTCATTAATCTACAATTTTCTTTTTTATTTTTAATATCAAGTTTTTGTTCTAATAAATTTTTTTCTGGTAATTTTTTTATAATTTTTTTTTTTATAAGTTCTTCAGGTATTTTAGGTATTTCTTTTAATACTTCATTCTTAACTTTTTCATTTGGATTATTATAATTTGATAATGGTTTATTTGAACATCCAGGTATCATACCTATAGTCCATATACATTTATCAGAATTGATACAATCTTGTTTTTTCATTAATCTACAATTTTCTTTTTTTGGTTTAACATTTAAATAAGAAAATTTTTTTACATTATTATCATCTAATTTTATCTCTCCTTTTTTATGTTTTTCTATTATTTTTTTAGCAACGATACCGTTTATATCTATACATCTATTAGTATCAGGATTTCTAATTTTATTAGAATCACAAATTTTATGTTCCATTTATATTTTATATATAGATTAATTACTTTTCAAGATTAATTGATTAATTCTTCTTAATAATTCCTTTCTTTCAATATTTAAATTTCTAATATGTTCTTGAGCCTCATCATAATTAAACCATCTTACATTTTTAATTTCTTTACATAAAGGAATCCAACTATTTAATGTATTATTTTTAGAATAATTTGCAATATAATAAACATGTTTATATCTTTTTTTATTTGTACCTGAAAAAATCTCTTCAAATGGTTTGATATTATTAAAAATATTTAAATATTTAATATTTAATCCTGTTTCTTCTTTAAATTCTCTTAATGCACAAGTCATATCATTTTCATTAATATTTCTTCTACCTTTTGGAAATCCCCATTCTGTTTCATAATATTTATTATTAATATTATTAATTAAATAATTAAAATCTATAAAAGTTATAATATTTGATTTAATATAATACCCTTTTTTTAATTTATTGAATTTATCTTTAGAATCTAGAAATTCCCTATTATAATTTTTAGATTTTTCTTCATTTGTTTTACACCACATTTCTTGCCATAAAACATCAAAAGATGATTTTGATATTTTATGATGTTCATCTATTGTCATATTTTCAAATAATTTAAGTAAATATTGTTTATTTTCTAAATTATATTTACCTCTAATAAATTCGACATAACTTAATGAATCTTTCCGCTGAACCATTAAATATAATGGAATTTTTTCACCCAATTTATTTTTTTCAATTCTATAACATATTACACCATAACTAATAATAGGATGATTACATGTTTTATAAATATGACCATAACTTCCACAATTTACACAATTAAAATTTTTACGTTTATTTACATAAAAGTTGTTTACATTAGGTATATTATTGACTACTAATTCCATTTAATTAAAATATAGTATAAATCTTTTTATATATATTTTTTATATAAAGGTTTTACAAATTTTATTTTATATATTTTTATTTTTTTATATAATTTTATTAAAATATTATTATTGAAATTGAAAATAATATTTAAATATAATAATATTATATAATGTTACCAAAAATATGGGAACCAAAAATATGGGGACCAGGTTTATGGAAATCTATCCATTATATATCGTTAGGATATCCCGATAATCCTACAGATAATGATAAAAATAATTATTATAATTTCTATATTAATTTATGGAAAATTATTCCATGTCTATCATGTTCAAATAATTATAAAAGACATTTATTAGAGTTACCAATTGATTCATATTTACAATCAAGGAATACGTTATTTGAATGGACTATAAAATTACACAATATTGTTAATAAAGAATTAGGAAAAGAATATATATCAATAGATAAAGCTATTAATATTTATTCTAGAGATATTAATAATAATAAAAATAAATTAAATAGCTTAATATTTATACTTATATTAATTATAATATTTTTAATATTATTAAATATTTTTTTAATTTTTTATAAAAAATAATAATAAATATTTATATTTATTATGAAATAATAGTAGTATTAAATCCATTTTTATCATCATTTAATCCGGCCATTAATGGTATTACATCAGTTACTAAAGCCTTATAACCATTTGCTTTTTTATTTAATTCGGATAATAAAACTCCTAATGATGAAAATAAATCATTATAATTAATTTTATCATTTTCTATATTAACATTACTTAAATATGTATTAAAAATTGTATCAATCTCATTGGTTAATTTATCATTTGTTTTTATTTTTTTTTTTAAATTATTTTGTAAAGATAATAAAATTTCTCTTAAATTTAATTCAGGTAATGTAATTTTTTTTATTTGATCATATTTATTACTAATTAATTTAAGAATTTGATCTAATTCTAAATTTTTTATTTTTAATAAAGTATAAATATATAAGTATATAGATCTTCTTTTAATTAAATATTTTGATAAAAATGCTAATATCTCTGGTTTTAAATTTAATGATTTTGAATTATATACATCGTATTCATCTAAATAATCGAGTTTTATTGTTGAAATATCTCTAACAGTATTAAGTATATTATTATATATGTTAATAATATCTGTATCTTTAAATATATCATCTTTAACAATATTATTGAAAATTTTATTTAAATCAAAATTTTCAATATCTATTAAAGCAACATTTTTAATAATTATTGAATGTTTATTATTAAAATTATTATTATCATTTAATAATTTTGGGTTATCAGAATATTCTTTAAGTTTTGTTAATAATTCCTTATGTAATGGATTTTTTTGATCAAACATTTCTTTATATAATATAATATTAAGTTTATTAAAACTTATTTAAATAAAATTTGAATTAAATTAATAAATATTAATATTCAACAAATAAGGAATGACATCGTCAGTAACATTAAAAGATTCATTAGTTAATATATCAAATCAATTAAATAATATTTATGTACAAGAATTGGATAGTATATTAAAAGATATATCTGAAAAATATAATTTAGATTATTTTGAATTAAAAAATAAATATATTGAAAATAAAGAAAAACAAGTAAAAGTTCAAAGTGAACCAAAAAAAAGAGGACGTAAAAAGAAAATTAAAGAAGAATATGTTGAAATGGAAGAATATATTTATAATGATTTAACTTACTTAATTGATAGTAAAAATATAGTATATACAAATGATATTGAAGCTCCTAGAATTATTGGTGAAAAATTAGTAGATGGAAATATTAAATTTTATAAAAATGAGAATTAAATATAATGATAATTAAATATTTTGAATATTAATAACTGTATTGGTATTTTCTTTTGGAATTGTAGGTATTCTCTTAACAACTTTTTGTAATACATCATTATATTTAGATAATCTATCAGAATTTATAAATTCTACATTAACTTTAATTAATAGATCACTTGTTGTATTATTTTTTATATTATATAATCCTTTTTCTTTTACTACTATATAATTTGTTGGATTAAAATAACGATCACTAAACAATATTACATGATCTTTATATAATGGTATATTTTTATAAAAACCACCTAATAATTCTTCAATATTTATATTAATTGTATATATAACATTATTATGTTCATCAAGTTTATAAGGTTCTGATATTTTATATTTAAATTTAAATATCATATCCTTATTTTTCTTTGTATCTTTATTATAAGATCCTTTCTTTTCCATTTTTATTTCATGATTATTAGGAATACCTTTAGGTATTTTAAGTTCAAATTGTTTTTTTGAATAAACTGTTTTTTCGCCTTTACAAGTATTACATGGTTTTTTTATAATATTACCTTTTCCAATACAACTTGGGCATGTAGATTTTTGCATAAAAAATGGTCCAATTTGTTGAGTAATATTACCTTGACCATTACAAGTTAAACATTTTATAATATTTGAAGGATCATTTGCACCACTACCATTACATTTACTACATTGTTCTAATAATTCAAAATCTACTTTTTTATTATTTCCATAATATATATCACATATATCAATTTCTATTTCAACTACATCTACTTCATGTTTTTTCATTCTACCACCAAAAGGGAATCCTGGAATACCAAACATATTTTCAATATCGTCTATACCGTTACCTCCATCTTCAAATACAAATGAAAATCCACCAGGATGACTACCAAAACTTTGATTAATATTGATGCCACCACCTCCAAACATATTTTTTAATATATCATTTAAATCTACACTAGCATTACCATTATTTTGACCATCAATTATACCAAATTGATCGTATTGTTTTCTTTTTTCATCATCCGATAAAATATTATAAGCTTCATTTATTTTTTTAAATTCTTCTTCAGATTCTTTATTACCATTATTTTTATCTGGATGAAGATCAACTGCTAATTTACGAAAAGATTTTTTTATTTCCTCTTTTGTAGCTGTTTTAGATACTTTTAATATTTCATATAAATCTTTTTTTTGCATTATTGTTGTTAATAATTAAATATAATTTTTTCTTATATAATTAAACTTAATACATTAAAATATAATTTTATTAATATAAAATAATATTACAATGAATAAAAAATTATTAATAACATTATTAATTATTATTATTATTACTTCAATACTTTCAAGTTCTTTTAATTATAATAATAATATTGAAAAATTTATAAATTTACCTTCTTTAAATTCAATTATTTCACCGAATAATAATTCTAATAATTTTAATAATTCATTAACATCTTTTAAAAAAAATGAACCTATTAATTATTCATGTTATGATTTTTTAAAAAAAAAAAAATGGAATGTAAATAGTTATACAGATACACAGAATAAAGTAATTTTAACTTTAAGAGTCCTTCATGGCACACAATTATCTAATATAAATTATGTACATCCTACAAAGAATGCTTTTGTTATTCCTGTAGAACATTTTCCAATTTTTGATTTAGATGAAAAAACAAAAGATTCCATGTCTTTTAAAATACAATTCGAAAATAAAAAAATGAAAAAAATAAAAAATATTATATTACCATTTACAGATAATTTCAGTTATCCTCAGGGTCTTGTTTTAGATTTTAATGATATTGATTCAGAAGAGGAATTTTTAGCTATAATAGATAAACTATATGAATTATATGATAGTGATTTTGTACGTGAAACTGCAGAATTAAAAAGAGAATCTAATAAATTAGATACTGAAGTAAAATTTTATGATAAAGAATTAAATGATTTAAACTCAAGAATTGCTTATATTACAAGTGAAAAAAAAAGATTATTAAATCCTAATTCAGAATGTCAAATAAAAATAAGAGAAAATGTTGATTTACAAAACACTATAAAAAATTTAACTAATCAAAAAAATAATTTATATAATGAAATTTATAATATATTTGAACAAATAAAAGATAATGCTAATCAAATTAATCAATTAAGAGGTTGTTAAATTATATTCTCTATTTAATTAATATTTAATTTTTATCATATAAAAAAAATATTTAAATATATTTCCTATTACTAATAAATTTACACAAAATAATAAATATAACAGTGATTTATTCATTGAGAAAAATTTAATTTATAATTTTATAATATATACAAAAATAATTAATATTAATTGTATATAATTAATATAATTTATATTAATTAATATAAAAAATGAATAATAATAATGCTGTTTGGGAAGCTGATAATACTAATACTGTTGATAATACTTCTTCATATATTTTTTCTGATAAAATAATAAATCATTCTTGTGTAAATAAATATAAGGAAAGTTTAAATGATATTTCGCAATTTGAAACAAATATAGAGAATAATGATATGTATTTTGTAATTAAACATCAAAATGGACTATCATGGAAAAATAATAAAAATAATATATCATTAAAAAATGGTAAAAATATGTATTTGTGTGGTTATTTTAATAAAGATAATAATCCTAATTATGCTATATTGTTTAATAATAATAACAGCGATCTTGCATTATCTCATAATAGAACAAATTTAATTTTAGATTCATATAATTATAATAAAAATTCTACAAATTTTAATTGGAAATTTATTCCTATAGGTAATAATCAATACTATATTATGAGTATGGCTAGTGGTAGAGAAGCATTAGAAAATAAAAATTATATCGGATATGATACAAATCAAGATAGTTTAATAATGGTATCAGAACCTAATAAAATTATATGGAATATTACAACATTTAATAAGTCATTTGGTATTAAATCTAAATATAAAGCTTTAGCTATGATGCATGTTGGTCAAGGAGAATATAATAATAATTTTCGAGAGGTTAATTCATGTGTTTTACCAAAAGAAACACATGAATTATTGAATTTAGATAAATATACTGATAATAATAATAATAATAATTGTTTATTAAGAAAAAAAAAAAATAATGAACTAATAAATAAAGATTTAAAAATAACTAAAGGTGGATCAATGAATCTAAATTTAGAAATTGCAAATAAAAATATTAAAAATGGTAAAAGTGTATATCCAATAGATGGATGTTCTATAGATACAAGTAATTTAAATTCATCTAAAAAAACAATAATAGATGTGAGTGATGCTATTAATTCTAATATTATTGATACAATTAATAATAATAATAATAATATAAAAAATTTACGTGATAAATTAGTTGATTTATTAAATAATTTAATTCCAACAGCAAAGACTAATTTAATAAATACAGAAACTGAATATAATAATCAAAAAGCAATATGCGATAAAGAAATGAAATTAAATTCAATATATAAACAAGATATTAGTGTATTAGAAAATATTTGGATACCATATTTAACTCGTGTGTTACCTTTTTATCAATCTATTAAATTAGACTTAGATAATAGAATTAATATATTAAAACAAGAATGTAGTATTAACTTTAATACACCTAATCAAAGAGTATATGTTTCAGGACCAATTGGATCAGGACCATGGGGAAATGTAGACACTTTTCCAGATAGATATGCAAAATTAGTATGGAATGTACCGAATGCAACTTCATGGGATGTACCAGTAAATATTAATATTACATTTCAAGGAAGATTTAAATCAGATGTTAATATAAATGCTACATTATATATTGTAGTAGATAATTATACATCAACAATAACATTTAATGGTCAAAAAGTATTAATTGATGGTAAATCTAGTTTTTATGGTGGATGGGGACATTATGGAGATGGAATTTATGGAGGTACAGGCAGAGGAAGAATTACTATAAAACCAGGATATAACTTATTAACTATTGTTGCTGGAAATTTAGGTGGTCCAGCAGCTTTATTATATTCTGTAATAGGAGATAATAAATATACATATTTAAGAAGCGATGAAAATACTGTATTTTTAACATAATTTTAGAATTTTTAAATTTAATATAAACTTTTATTGAAAAACCTAACAAATTTTAAAAAATTTTTAATAGTTTAAAAAATATATTATATGTCTAAAATAATACTATAAATGGATGCAAACATAGATCCTTATAAAATACTTAAAGTTCCAAAAAATTTTACTATTGATCAATTAAAAGATGCTTACAAAAAGATGGCATTGCAAGTTCATCCAGATAAAGGAGGTTCTGAATATTTATTTAAATTAGTTACTTTATGTTATCATTTTTTAATGAGAGAATATAAGAAAAAAAATCACACAGAAAAAGAATTTCATGAATTAAAAACAAATTTTAAAAAAGAAACTGATGCAGATTATAATTCTTATAGACAAAATATGAATGAGAATATCGATAAAAATGGTTTTAATATACATAAATTTAATGAAATATTTAGTAAAAATAAATTAGAATCAATAACAGATATAGGATATCAAGATTTTTTAAATGATGGAAAAGAAATAGAACAAAAAAATTTATTTGAAAATAAGAAATTTAGTTCTTCACAATTTAATAAAATATTTGAAAAGAAAACACAAAATATAGAATCAAATAGTAAAGTTTTAACAAAATATAAAGAACCAAAACCATTAGAGGCAAGTAATAAAATAGCATTTACAGAATTAGGAGTAGATCTAATAGATGATTTTAGTAATGATAATATTTCAAGAAAAAATTTAAATTATATGGATCTTAAAATAGCACATACGACGAGTAGAATAGTTGATCCAAAAACAGTAGAAAAACGTAAAAATTATAATAATATAAAAGAATTTCAACAAGATCGAGCAAGTATATCATATATACAAGATGATAATGAAAGAAAATATTATGAAAAACAAAAATATTTAGAAGAATTGAATGAAAAAAAAAGAATACAAAATTTATTGAACCATGATAATAAAATAAAGAAACATTATGAAAAAATTAATAAATTGTTTTTAGGTAAATAATTATATATTGAATCAAAAGAATTAAGGTTTATTACCTATGTCAGTATATAATATTATTGAATCAAAATACAATATATACTTGAATATTTTGTATTATTAAACTGGTAATAAATATTAAA